ACAAAATGCGTAAAACTAGCGACAACATTGTTATTAGCGATGTACGATTTCCTAACGAAATCAAGGCAATCCATGATGCGGGCGGCATTGTAGTTCGTGTAAAACGTGGTGAAGATCCTGAATGGTATGCGGCCGCAGAAAGCATGAACCGTGGCCCTAATGGTAATTTGAACTGGGCCATTAGCAAACAGAAAATTGAACAGCTAGGAATTCACGCTAGTGAAACAGCTTGGGTAGGACAGCCAATTGATGTTATCGTAGACAACAATGGCACTATTGACGACCTATTTAGACAGATTAAAAATCTGGTGTCAGATCCCCTCGTCGCCAAGGCAGCTTGAGTTTATGTAGTATGCGCTGGCAGTTAGCGCATACTGTTTTTAGATTAGAATGTTTACAATTACTAGGATCCCCATCTAAGTAATAGACATTAAACTGCTCAGGGTATTTGCTAGTATAACCGCAACGGTCGCACTTATCCTTTTTCTTATATCCTGCTTGTTGCCAACGTGGCTTTCCTACAGCACGTTGTCTAGCACAGTGATCGCATACTATACGATAAAAAGCCCGCCCTTCTTTATGGTAGTTCACAGCTACTGGTATTTCCCCGCATGTTTTAAATAGTGGTCTCATAATAGCGCCCTTTTAGGTGCCCTTTTCATAGTATTTAAATGGACAAAAATCGTACCCTACGCTAAATATTACTGATAAAACCATTACCGGGAGAAATCGTAAATGGCTACAACCTTACAATCACCAGGCGTTTCAGTTAGTGTAATCGACGAGAGTTTTTACACACCAGCCGCGCCAGGCACAGTACCTTTATTAGTCGTGGCATCCGCCGCAAACAAGAATAACGCCTCAGGCACAGGCCTGGCAAAAGGCACAGATCCTGCCAACGCTGGCAAGGTCTACACAATTACAAGTCAACGTGATCTTACAGATACCTTTGGTACTCCGCTATTTTATACGGATACACAAGGCAATCCAATTCACGGTGGCGAGCTTAACGAGTACGGTTTACAAGCCGCTTACTCATTACTTGGCTCTAGTTCAAAAGCATACGTTGTTCGTGCTAACATTGACCTAAGCCAACTAAAAGCACAATCAGATATGCCGTCCGGCAAGCCAACAGATGGCTCATACTGGTTCGACACTAACAATACAGAATTTGGTATTTTTGAATGGAACGCAAGTACAGGTACATTCTCTCATAAGATCCCAACAGTTATTGACTCATCAAACGATGAAACTAACACAGTTGGTGCAGATGGATTAACTCCTAAGCCAAGTTACGGTGCTAAAGGTTCATATGTTGTTGTAGCCGACATGCTAGACATGAACAAGACTTACTACAAAAACCAAGACGGTGTTTGGGTAACAGTTGGTTCATCTGGTGAAACTGCTTTTGCAAGTAACGGCAACGTTTCTACATTCGTTTCTACAACATGGCAAACAAGCTGGCCAGCAGTAGCAGGTACAGCAAGCAACCCAACATTCTCAGCGGCTCCTGGTTCTATTACAATTAACGGTAATTCAATCACAGTAACAACAGCTTCTACAGCAATTACAGTTGCTCAAAGCATTAACAGCACATTACACACAAGCGGTATTGGTGCTAAAGTTAACAGCTTAGGCAAGATTGATATCTACGCTGACTTATGGCCAGGTAGCATCACATTAGCAGGTAACGCATCTACATTAAATGCCGCAGGTTTAACCTCTGGTGTACATGCTGGACCAGCAATGACAGTTGCTCCACATACACAATATCCTGACTACTCAGCAAAACCAAGTGGTTCTGTTTATGTTAAGACAACAAGTCCTAACAGCGGTGCTCATTGGATCATTAAACAATGGAGTGATAATTCACAGGCATTCAGTCAGAAAGCCGCTCCATTATATGCAACAGGCGCAGGCGCAATTTACGCTTACGACAAGACAGGTGGTGGTGCAAATATTCCAGTTGGAACATTGTTTGTTGAAACAAATTATGACCACGGTGATGGCTTTGCAAGTACTTCAACACAGCGTCCAATCGTAGCTAATTTCTTAATTCAACGCCGTGCCGCAGTAAGTCCAACAACTATTACAAGCAAGGTTCAATCTGTTGCTCCGGTATTAGTTAACGGTACACAAGTATCTATTAAAGAAAGCGTAGTTGGTTCACAGACATTAAGCTCTGGTGTAACAGTTACTATTGCAACACCTGATTCAGGCGACACATGGGCTGGTTCATTCGTTAAAGCAGTTAACGGTGCTGGGTTATTAAACGTAACAGCAGTTCACAATGCTAACGATACAGTTACATTGACACACGCAACTGGCGGTGAAATCAAGTTCAAAGATGCTAACAACGCATTGGCGGCATTAGGATTTACAGCTTGGAATCAATCAACTCCAACAGCGGCATACACACAAAGCTTCTACGCTTGTGGTGACTACGAAGCTGATGGTTATAATTTCAAAGCAAGTAACTGGGCTCCACTATCATATGTAGCGGCTCCCCACTCACCAACAACTGCTCCAGCAGATACCACATTATGGTATAGTTCTATTACTGACCAAGTTGACATTATGTACAACGATGGTACAAACTGGAAAGGTTATGGTGTTGCATTCCCAGGAACTGACCCACATGGTCCTATCATTAGTTCAACACAACCTACAAAACAAAGCGATGGCTTAACTGCTCTTGCTAATGGCGATATCTGGATCAACCGTTCAGACATCGACATGTATGGTTTAAGTTTATACGTTTACAATGGTAATACATTGAAGTGGGAAAAACAAGATCCTACAGATCAAACAAGTCCAAATGGTTGGGTGTTTGCAGATGCTCGTTGGTCAACTAACGGTTACGATGAGTCTCCAGCAACAGTACAAGCAATGCGTTTAAGCAACTTCTTAGACCCAGATGCTCCAGATCCAGCAGGTTATCCACGTGGCACACGCCTATGGAACCTACGCCGTTCAGGATTTAACGTAAAACGTTACGAAAAGAATTACATCAATATCTATGCAAACAACGGTGTTAACCCACGCTTTGCAGAGCCAATGGATGGTTCTAACGCAACAGTAGCATACAACACAGCACGTTGGGTAACAGTAAGTCCTAACAATTCTGATGGTTCAGGTGCTTTTGGTCGGCATGCACAACGAGGCTTCGTAGTTGCCGCATTGAAAGCATTGATTGATACTAACCAATCAATCCGCGATCATGATACATTAGTATTCAACTTAATTGCTACTCCTGGTTATCCAGAAGCTATTCAGAACATGATTGCGTTAAACGTAGATCGTGGTCAAACAGCGTTCGTAGTTGGCGATACTCCATTCCGTTTAGCACCAACTGGTACTGACTTACAAGCATGGGGCTTAAACACTAATGGTGCGTTCGATAACAACGACACAGGCGGAGTTAGCTATGACGAATATATGGCTATGTTCTACCCAAGTGGTTACACAAACGACAATAGCGGAAACTATATTGTTGTTCCACCAAGCCACATGATGTTACGTACAATCGCTAACAGCGATGCTAAGAGCTACCAATGGTTTGCTCCAGCAGGTACACGCCGTGGTGGTGTAGATAACGCAACTTCAGTTGGTTACCTAGAGAACGGTGAGTTCAAGACAACAGCACTTCCACAAGCATTACGTGATGTGTTAGCTGGTGTTAAGATTAACCCAATCGCAACAATTACAGGTTCTGGAATTGTTAACTTTGGTAACTACACTCGCGCAAGAAACGCAAGCAGTTTAGATCGTATCAACGTTGCTCGTTTAGTAGCTTACTTACGTCGTCAACTAGATATTTTAGTTCGTCCATACTTGTTCGAACCAAACGATCAAATTACACGTAGCGAAGTTAAGAACGCCGTTGAAAGCTTCTTATTAGAGTTAGTAGGTCAACGTGCCCTATACGACTACCTAGTTGTATGTGACACAAGCAACAACACCCCAGCAAGAATCGACCGTTCTGAGCTATGGATTGACATTGCTATTGAACCAGTTAAGGCAGTAGAGTTCATCTACATTCCAGTTCGTTTATTGAACACTGGCGCAATTAAGGCAGGTAACCTAGGTTCGATGGCGAAGGGTTAATAGGTAAATATTAAGAACAAGGAGCACATAGAATGGCTATTGCAAGTTTAAGTAAATTATCGGTACCGTTACCACCAGGGCAAAGCTCTAGCAGTCAAGGCTTGCTAATGCCTAAGCTCAAGTACCGTTTCAGAGTTCAACTTCTGAATTTTGGTGTAACAAAACCTAAAACAGAAATCACTAAACAAGTGATGAACGTTACTCGTCCTAAAGTTAGTTTTGAGAACATTGAACTACACGTTTATAACTCTAAGATTAACTATGCTGGTAAGCATACATGGGATCCAGTTACATTAGTTGTACGTGATGATCAATCAAGTGCAGTTAGCAAATTGGTTGGCGAGCAAATTCAGAAACAGTTTGACTTTTTTGAACAAGCTAGTGCAAGTTCTGGTATTGACTATAAGTTCACAACACTTATTGAAATCCTAGACGGCGGCAACGGTGCTTTTGAACCAACAGTTTTAGAAACATTCGAACTGTTAGGTTGCTATGTACAAGACGCGACATATCAACAAGTTGATTATTCTAGTTCTGATGCATTAGATGTTTCAATGACAATCAAGTTTGATAGCGCAATCCAAACTGACGGTTCTGGTAACCCAGTTGGTATTGGTTCAAGCGTTGGTCGTACATTAGGTACACTAACTACTGGTTAATCACTAGTAACACACAAAAAGGCTCAATTTTATTGGGCCTTTTTTATTGACTAAATATTATCATGCCTAATATTAACGATTTTTTAAGCCAAGTATGGAAAGGTGCATCTAACCCTAAGGGTACGATGGGCGACTTTCAACATGCGGCACGCCTGTATGGTGACAACACTTTTGCTCTTGCGCCAAAAGCAGGTTGGATGTACTATGTATTCTTTAGTATTAACCCAGCTGCAAAAACACTAATAGGAAACTTCCTAGGAGGCAAAAACGTTAATCGAGACTTAGAAGCAGGCATGTTAGTTAAAGCCGCTGACTTACCTAAATTTCAAGTTCAAACAGAAACTCTTAATCAGTACAATAGAAAAACAGTTGTACAGACAAAAATAAATTATCAACCTGTAAGTTTAACATTCCACGATGATCAATCAAACATTACAAATAGTTTGTGGTGGAACTATTACAGATACTATTACAAAGATAGTACATACGGAAATAGCGCCGCGGCAGGCACAGGGTTAGTTACAGGCAGTCCTGCGTTTTCAAATACAAAATATAAAGCAACAACTCCAGTACCACCAAACGCCTACGGTTTGAACAGCAATCAAGGCGAGCCATTCTTTAACAGCATTATCATCTATCAGATGAATAGAAAGTTCTTTACTAGTTACATATTAGTAAACCCAATCATTAGTCAATGGGATCATGATAAGTTAGATCAATCATCAGGTAATAAAACTTCTGAAAGCAAAATGACGGTGCAGTATGAGTCAGTGTTTTATGGTCAGGGACAAATTAGAATTGATAACCCTCCCGGCTTTGCTACATTCCACTATGACTTATCACCGAGCCCGTTAAGTATTCAAGGCGGCGGCACAGGTACATTATTTGGCCCTGGTGGTATGATTGATGGTGCTACACAAATTTTTGGTGATATTGAAAATATGGCCAATGGTAACGTATCACTTGGCGGAGTATTAGGTACTGCTATTGCAGGTGCTAACTTAATTAAAAATGCGGGTAAATTATCATCTGCAGGAATTAAACAAGAATTAACATTAGGTGCAGTTGGTCTAATCGGCGCAATTGGTACACAACGGGTAATTCCATCAACTGTTGATGCTGGTGCAGGTGGTGGTGTAGCAGGTGCCGCACTGAGCCTATCTAACGGATCCGGCGGCTATGGCGCAACTAGCGCAAGTCCAGGAAGCGTTATGAGTGGAGGGGGTGGTGGCATTGCCGGAGCTCTAGGCATTACAGCCGCAGTAGCAGGTATTGGGTCATTATTTGGATCTCCATTAACTAAATCAACCACTCCGACGAACGGTGACGCACTAACCGCGGCACAAGTAGCTAACCAAACAGATTTACAAACAGCTAAAGCGTTATTACTAATGAATCAAGATACACAATCACAATTTCAGGTAGCATACAACCAAGCATTAGCATCAGGTGGACAAGCCGCGGCTGACCAAGTTGCAAATACCTTTGCGGCCAAAGGCTATACTGATCCTGCAAAATTAAGTGAAACAATTAGCACACTTGAATCAAATAAAGCAACATTAGCCGCGGCACAAACACAGCAACAAGCAATTCAAGTAAGCAATCCTTATCTATCAACTGACCAAGATACTTCTGGACCTAAGGATCCTCAAGCAGTATTAAATACCGCTAACAATCAGGATGCAAATGTAACGGCACAGCCAGTACAAGTTTCAAATGCAAATATTCCTGATACTAACGTCTGGAGTGTATAATGGCTTTTTATAATAACTTACCACAACAAACCACTGCCAACAGCGCCGCCGGTACTGTTCAACTATTCAACCAATACGGTCAATCAACTGTAGCATTAGATGCGGCAAGTATTGATGCCTGTGTTGGATTTTTTGAAAGTAGAGGGTTTGGTGCAGATGCGGCAAACAGTATTGCCTACATTATTATGAAACAGGCAAAGCTAGATGGATATCAACCTTTTCAAATTTTAGATACACTTGCCGGATTAGACAACGTGCAAATTTCTGCACTAGTTACAGAAATTTTAAATTACAATCGATTCAAGACGAGCAGTTTAGGTATGGCCCAGACGTTTGTTCCTGTTGCCGAGATACAACGTAACATCATAGCCTAATGAGAAATACAGCCCGTGGGACTTTTAACTTAAAGAACCCAGAAAAATATGTAGGTGGCGGAACACCTTACTACCGCAGTAGTTGGGAATTTGCCGTAATGAAAATGTGCGACGAAAATGCCGCTATTGAACAGTGGGCAAGCGAAGCCGTAAAAATTCCCTACAGAGATCCTCTTACTGGAAAACACACCGTGTATGTTCCTGACTTCCTAGTTGTGTACACTGACAACAAAAACAAGAAGCATTCTGAACTATGGGAAGTAAAACCAGCTAATCAAACTATTGCTGAAAAAGTTGGTAAAAATCCCTATAATCAAGCACAGTATGTACG